GAGTATACACCGCACCGTGGGACTGGCGACAAGATGGCCCGCCTCAACTCCGTGTCAGATATCATATCCTCGGGCATGGTCTGGGTACCGGCGACCCGCTGGGCAGACGAGCTGGTGGAAGAAGTAGCTGGGTTTCCGTTCATGTCGAACGATGACTTGGTCGATAGTACTGTCATGGCACTGCTTAGATTCCGTCAAGGGGGATTCATACGGCTACCAACCGACATGGAAGAAGATAACTCGTACTTACGTCGGAAAGCGGCGTATTATTGACGGGATGACACGGATACAACTTTACAGTATACCCCACATAGGACGTTGGTAGCGTCCGTGGGGGCATGGCACGGCGACCTCCCTTCGTTAGTCGTGTCCTCACTTTACGCAGGGTATTTCTATTTTGGCACTATATCTGCTATAGTGCGTCCAAACGCTCAGAATGAGGCATACAATGGCAGTCGAAAAACCTATGGAACCTAGTGATATCCTTACTATGGGGGCAGACGGGGCAGAACCCGAGCTAGATATTGAAATAGAAGTGCCGGAAGAGCTAGACGCGCTTGAAGTTATTATGGACGATGGGTCCGTTGTAGTCGAGTTCGGTCAAGGTACTGATATACAAGAAGAAATTGCCCACGATGATAACCTCGCCGAGCATATAGAAGACGGCGAACTAGAGTCTATTGCCAGTGACTTGATCGACCACTTCTCATCTGATCGCGAATCCCGTAGTGAATGGGCCAACGCCTACATTAAGGGCATGGATTTGCTCGGTATGAAGGTAGAAGAGCGTACAGAACCGTGGAATGGTGCGTCTGGGGTCTATCACCCTATGATGACCGAAGCAGTAATTAAGTTCCAAGCGCAAGCTATGGGCGAGCTACTCCCTGCATCTGGTCCGGTCCGCAGTAAGATCATGGGCAAGCTGACACCCGAGAAGTTTGAGCAGGCTCAACGCGTAGAAACCGAGTTGAACTACCTCATCACAGAGAAAATGCCTGATTATCGCGACGAAATGGAGCAAATGCTGTTCAAACTGCCGATGGCAGGCTCCGCGTTCAAGAAAATCTACTTCGATCCCATTACTGAGCGCCCTGTATCGCAGTTTGTACCTGCAGAAGACCTAGTTGTGTCCTACGGGGCGTCTAATCTCCGGACTGCACCACGGTTTACACACGTAATGAAGCGGACACCGGAGGAAATCCTCAAGCTGCAGGTTAACGGGTTCTACCGTGACGTGGAGCTACCGACAGCTACCAAAGAAATTACGGACATTGAGGAAAAGTACAACGAGCTAGAAGGCTCCGAACCTACGTTTTCCGATGACCCTCGCCATACACTGCTAGAAATGCACGTTGACTTAGACTTACCCGAGCCATTTGATGACGTCGATGGGGTTGCACTGCCTTACGTGGTTACAATCGACAAGTCCTCCAGCATCATCTTGTCTATCCGCCGCAACTGGTACGAGGAAGACATGAAGCGCGAGAAGCGTATGCACGTTGTCCACTTCCCCTACCTTCCCGGTATGGGCTTCTACGGCACGGGTCTTATCCACACATTAGGTGGTTTGACTAAGTCTGCTACTTCTATCATGCGCCAACTCGTAGACGCAGGCACCCTATCTAACCTACCAGCAGGCTTTAAGGCCCGTGGCATGCGTATTACTGGGGATAACACCCCGATCATGCCGGGTGAGTTCCGAGACGTAGACGTGCCCGCTGGGACGATCAAAGACTCGATTGTGCCACTACCCTACAAAGAACCTTCTAGCGTCCTCTACAGCCTCTTAGGTAACGTCGTAGAAGAGGGTAGACGCATTGGTGCAGTAGGTGACATCCAAGTGGGTGACATCAACGGTCAAGCCCCCGTAGGGACGACTCTGGCGCTCATGGAACGCTCCATGCAGGTTATGTCGGGTATCCAAGCCCGCCTACACGCGGCTATGAAGCAGGAGCTACGCATCTTGGCACGAATCGTGCATGATTACATGCCCGCAGAGTACGCCTACGAGATGGACGAGCCAGCCGACCGTATTAGTGACTTCGATGGTCGTGTGGATGTAATCCCTGTTTCAGACCCCAACGCAGCTACAATGGCACAGCGCATTATGCAGTACCAAGCGGCGCTTCAGCTGTCTCAGCAAGCACCTCAGATGTACGACATGGGCAAACTACACCGGCAGATGCTCGAAGTTCTAGGTATCCAAGATGCAGAGGATATCATCAAACTGCCAGAGGATATCAAACCTGCTGACCCAGTGACGGAAAACATGATGATTCTGAAGCAAGAGCCCGTCAAGGCGTTCGCGTATCAGGACCACGAAGCGCACATACAAACACATATGCTCGCGATGCAAGACCCCAAAATCCAGCAGATCGTGGGTCAATCGCCGTTTGCAAGCGCAATTCAGGCCGCGATGATGTCCCACATTACAGAGCACGTAGCTCTGCAGTACCGCGTCGAGATACAGAAACAGCTTGGTGTAGAACTGCCAGACCCAGAAGCACCGCTGCCAGAAGAGCTCGAATTGCAAGTCTCACGCCTAGCCTCACAGGCTGCAGACAAGCTGTTCCAGAAGAACCAAGCCGAAGCGTCCGCAGAACAAGCCGCTGCGCAACAAGCTGATCCGCTAACTCAAATCCAACAGCGTGAGCTGATGATTAAAGAGAAAGAGTTGGCGCACAAGATCGAGATGGACAAACTAAAGGCCGAGGTTGACGCTGCTACTAAAGTAGAGAACGCCCGCATACAGCAAGCGCGTATTGACTCTGAAGAACAGAAAGAGGCAGCGCGCATCGGGATCAAGGTTGCCGAGCTCGAAACAGAACAGAAAGAGGCAGCGGTCCGCTTGGTTCTAGACGTCGCAGAGAAAGTAGACTTCGATGGCTGATAGTATCTTCCACACTGTTCTTACTCGGCTCGAGGAGAGTCGTACTTCTATCGCCGAGCACCTCGCAGAGGGCGGTGCCAAAGACCAAGAAACATATTGGAAGCTTGTCGGAAAGTACGAGGCGCTTAGTATCATACGTAACGACGTAAAAGAGCTCGAAAAAAGATACATTGATGATTAAGAATCATACGTGTAGATATTCTGATAACGTGGGATAGTCCGCGCAAAGGGCGCTGTGAGCCTTTAATCACTGCAGGAGACCAAGATGTACGCTACCAACTTTTTAGACGATGAACAACTAATGGCGAAATTGCCAGAGCCCAAGGGCTACAAGATTCTAATCGCAATCCCGGAACTCGAAGGCAAGACAGAGGGCGGTGTTTTCATGCCGGACTCGTTAAAGTCTATGGAGGAAACCGCATCCATCATTGGATACGTTATTAGTGTGGGTGCAGAAGCCTATACGGATAAAGAACGGTTCCCTAATGGCCCATGGTGCGACGAGGGTGACTTTGTCATCTTCCGCTCATACTCAGGCACGCGCTTCAAAATAAGCGGTAAAGAGTTTCGTGTCATCAATGATGATACAGTAGAAGCTGTAGTTGAAGACCCACGGGGGTATACTCGCGCATGATAGATAGTAACATTATAGTCGAGAACGAAGAACTCGAAACAAACGCCGTTGAAGTAGATGTATCCGACGACGGTGATTTTGAAGTGGAGATCGAAGACGATACTCCTGACCGAGACAAGGGCCGCCCACGCCGCGCTGCGGATGCTGAAGCGGATATCCCGGAAGACGAAGACCTCGAAAAGCACAGTGAATCGGTACAGAAACGTATCAAGAAGCTAAAGTTCGAGTTCCATGAAGAACGTCGCCGTAAGGAAGAAGCCGAACGCGAACGTGAAGCCGCTGTCCAGTATGCGGGTGCGCAGAAGAAAGACGCCGACCGCCTACGTCAGAACCTCTCTGAAGGTGAGGGTGTATTGGTTAACGAGGCTAAAGCACGTGTAGCATCGGAACTTACAAGCGCAAAGCGGGCGTATAAAGAGGCGTACGAGGCCGGTGACGCTGACGCCGTCGTCGAAGCCCAGATGGCGCTGTCCAAGCTCCAGCTCGAAGAAGACCGGGTGCAAAACTGGAGACCTGCCAAGCGCCTCATAGAGCAGGAAGATACAAACCTTGGAATCCCTCCCTCCCAAGAAGCACCTAGAGTGCCTAAGCCTGATATAAGGGCACAAAAATGGGTTGCGGAGAACAAATGGTTTGAAGACGACAACGCCATGCGACGCTACGCTATACTCGTACACGAAGAACTACTGGAGTCTGGCGTTGATTCTACATCGGAAGTGTACTATAGTAAGATAAATGAGGCCATGCGGTCTCGTTACCCAGATCGCTTTGCGGACGTGGAACCCGAGGTTCGACAACCACAACGTAGGGCGGGCTCCGTGGTGGCCCCGGGGGGTAGGAATACCGCCCCATCACGCAATAAAGTTGTCATAACCTCATCGGAGGCCGCAATCGCCAAGCGTCTCGGATTATCTAATAAAGAATACGCGGCGCAAAAGTTAAAGGATATGCAAAATGGCTGATCGTAAACACCGTGAGACTAAAACCCGCGAAGCGGGAGAACGTCGTAAACCTTGGAAACGCGCATCTATGCTGCCCACCCCCGATCCACGTGATGGACTTTCGTTCCGCTGGATTCGCACATCTACATTGGGTAATGCAGACATGACTAACGTATCCGGGCGGTTCCGTGATGGCTATGTGCCTGTAAAGGCAGATGAATATTCTGAACTTCACATCATGTCAGATATTGACTCGCGCTTTAAAGACAATATCGAAGTTGGTGGGTTACTGCTTTGCGCTATCCCGACCGAAGACAAAGAGGATCGTATCTACGGCCAGCTAGAGTCTGCAAAAAATCAGTCCGAAGCTGTTGATAGAAACTACATGCGTGAATCTGACCCGCGTATGCCTATGCTCAAACCCGAGCGTAGTTCGCGGTAATCATCTGGTAAGGGGCGTAGTGCTCTTTACTGTTATAGTAAATAAATCTGGAGGAAGAGCATCATGGCTATTACAGCTGCTCCCTACGGCCTAAAGCCGGTAAAACGTGCTGACGGCATGGCCTACGCTGGGGCAACGTCCCAGTACCTGATCGACCCTGCGGGGGAGGCAACAAACCTCTTCTACGGTCAAGTCGTTCACATCGGTGCTGATGGCTACATCGCACTATCAACCGCAACAGGTGCCGACGGTGGCACGAACGCATTCCCAACAGGTACGAACCTAACTGGTTCTCTTGGTGTGTTTGTGGGTTGTGAATACGTAAACGACCAAGGTCAGCCTACGTTTGCACAATACTACCCTTCTGCTACTGCCAATGGCGGCGATATCAAAGCGTATGTTGTGGACGATCCGAATGTACTATTCCAAGTACAAGCAGATGGCGCTATGGACCAGAGTGACATCGGTGCGAACACTTTCTTCGCAGCCGTTCAGTCTACCTCTACTGGCAACACTGCTACTGGTAACTCTACAAGTGCCGTTGACGCGACAACTAAGACTACCACCGCTGCCTTCCGTATCGTGGCTTCTGCTTCTCCTATTGGCGACGCATTCCCCGATCTTTTGGTCAAACTTAACCCCGGATACAGCAGCTTTGATAACGTTGTTGGTCTATAAGGAGGCTTAGAATATGGCTATTTCACGCGCACAAGCGCTTAAAGAACTACTTCCCGGCCTTAACGCCTTGTTTGGTCTTGAGTATGGCAAGTACGACAACGAACACGAAGACATCTATGAGACAGAAACCTCGGAGCGTAGTTTTGAGGAAGAAGTTAAATTGTCTGGTTTCGGTGCAGCACCAACAAAAGCTGAGGGTTCTTCTATTGCATATGACAATGCACAAGAAGCGTTCACAGCTCGCTACACCCACGAGACGATTGCTATGGGCTTTGCCATCACTGAAGAAGCGATGGAAGACAACCTGTACGACTCATTGTCTTCACGTTACACAAAAGCTCTGGCTCGCGCCATGGCGTACACCAAACAGGTTAAAGCTGCATCACTGCTAAACACAGGCTTTAATACGTTTAACTCCGGTGACGGTGTAACATTGTTCAGCACAGCCCACCCAACAGTGGGTGGCGGTGTAAACGCTAACCGTCCTGCGGTAGACGCTGACCTTAACGAAACTTCGCTTGAGCAATCTATCATTGATATCGGAGCTTATGTTGACGAACGTGGCCTTTTGATCGCAGCGCGCGCCCAGAAGCTCATCATCCCGTCAGCTTTGCAGTTTATAGCAACTCGCTTGTTGGAAACAACTTTGCGGGTCGGAACTGCTGATAACGATATCAACGCGATCAGCTCTAACGGCGCAGTTCCGGGTGGCTATGGTGTAAACCACTACCTAACAGACGCTGATGCTTGGTTCCTTACCACAGACATCCCGAACGGTATGAAGCACTTCGTACGTTCTCCGATGGCTACTGGCATGGACGGCGACTTCGATACTGGCAACGTGCGCTACAAAGCGCGTGAGCGTTACAGCTTCGGCGTATCCGACCCACTGGGTATCTACGGTTCACAAGGCGCGTAAGCTCCTAGAACTTAAACCAAAGTTGGTTTGGAAGGCTCCGCTTCGGCGGGGCTTTCTTTTTTTATAGACCTAGTGTACTATAAACTTATTCCCTGACAGCTACACATGTGGCTGACTTAACCCCGACAGGAGATTCTCATGGGTAATACAACTTTTTCAGGACCAGTGCGTTCCGAAGGCGGCTTCCAGCAAGTCACTAAAAACGGAACTACTGGCGCAGTTACACCTTCACAATTTGCGTTACAGACGATTGCCACCACAGGCAACAATGTCGTTGACACAAGCTCAGGCACAGCCGCGGGTGCAAATAACGCCAGCCTAGACACAGGTGCTACTATTTTTGGTATCGTGCCGAATGCAATTGGTGCGGGTGTTCCAGCCGATGGTACAAATCACTTTGTGAGCAAAGTTGACGGCACAATCGTATCGACATGGATTATCGACCTTCACGCTGGCTATAAAAGCGGCGGCGCTGCTGGTGACGCTATTGGTACGGCTGGCGCAGCTTCAGCACACATTGGATCAATTACTAAAGAAGTAAACGGCATTCCAATGCTCATCGAAATGGGCTGTGTCGAGGTTCCAACTGGCGGCGATCCAGACATTAACCTAGATTGTTCGGCCACAGGAACTACAGCACAAGATGCAGCATTGACAAGCGGTACAAACCTCTTGAACAACGGTGACCTATCTTTAGGCTTTTACGCTACAGCAGATGCTGGGGCTACTCTTGCTGCTATGAGTAAGAAATTTTTGTACCTCACCTGTGGCTCGGTTACTGACGCAGCGTACACCGCTGGTAAAGTATGGATTCGCATCACTGGCATGGCCGTAGACCATGACAATTCATAATAATCTTCGTGGGGGCTTCGGCTCCCACCATTAATTTATAGGAGGCCAAAATGGCTGGTCAAGAAGTACGAGCTTATAATTTTGCAGCATCCGCTAGCGCTGCACTTGTAGGCCCCTCACGAGGTAGATTGCAGGGTGTTCTAGTGAACGCCGCCGCAGCCGCCGCTTTCACTATTCGTAGTGGGTCAGCTAGTGGCCCTATTATACTGCAGTTAACTTTACCTACTGGTTGGAACGACGTATATATTCCAAATGATGGTATTTTAGCTGATAACGGCTGTTTTGTTTCCGCCTTTACGGGATCAGGAAACGTAATGACCTTACTCATAGAGTAACTCATGGCTGAGAAAAAAGGGACTATGAAGGGCCACACCATAAAAGGTGGTCAGAAACGCCCAACCAAATCTGGTGCGGGTATGACCAAGAAAGGTGTGGCTAAATACCGTAAAGATAACCCCGGCTCTAAGTTGAAGACGGCGGTTACAGGCACGGTTAAGAAGGGCAGCGCAGCCGCCAAGCGGCGTAAGTCCTATTGCGCCCGTTCTGCGGGACAGATGAAGCAGTTTCCTAAAGCTGCTAAAGACCCCAACAGCCGCTTACGGCAGGCCAGAAAAAGGTGGGAATGTTAAATGACAATGGCTAGAAGCTCTATGTCTAAGCAGCTTACAGGCAACCGAAAGAAGGTTGTTACAAAGATGAAAGCTGGTGGCAAGTCTAAATCTACAGTTAACGCTGCGAAAAATTACACTGATCCTGAGAAGCGCAAGCGTATTGTTAACAGAGTCAAAGCTGCTGGCAAAGGGGGTGCTCCGGGTCAATGGTCTGCACGTAAAGCGCAGATGGTTGCTAAGGCATACAAAGCTGCAGGCGGGGGGTACACATCGTGAAGGGTCTAAAGCATTACAAAAAAGATGGTACCGTCCACAAAGGCGGCACACATAAGATGCCTAACGGTTCATTGCACACGGGTAAGACTCACAGCAAGACGAGCACTAAATTAGTGCACTATAAAGATTTAAGCAAAGCAGCAAGGGCTAAAGCAGATGGCGTTAAAACCAAGCCAAAAAAGTCTTAAAGACTGGACCCAGCAGAAGTGGCGGACAAAGTCTGGCAAACCATCGACGCAGGGGTCAAAGGCCACGGGTGAGCGGTACCTGCCGAAGAAAGCCATCAAGGCATTGTCGGATAGAGAGTATGCCGCTACTACTAAGGCAAAACGTGCTGCCACTAAAAAAGGTAAGCAGGTTGCCAAGCAGCCGAAGAAGATCGCTGCGAAAACAGCGAAATATAGGAAGGCTTAGAAATGCCCGTAGTTGTACCTGCACTATCCGAGCTGTTTGAGGAAGCGTACGAACGTGCGGGTCTGGAGATGCGCTCAGGATACGACTTAAAAACCGCTCGTCGCAGCCTTAATATTATGACGTTGGAGTGGCAAAACCGTGGCCTGAACTTGTTCACCATTGAGGAGGGTACTATACCTCTGGTGGCTGGTACAGCTACGTACACACTTCCTTCCGACACTATCGACATTATCGAGCACCAACTACGTACCGGCACAGGGGTTTCCCAGCTGGATGCGTATATCGAGCGTATGAGTGTTTCTACGTACTCCCAACAAGGGAACAAGCTGACCCAAGGTCGGCCTTCTCAGGTGTATGTACAACGCAACGCCACAGATGTGCAGGTTACGTTATGGCCGGTGCCCGATTCTACAGTTCCATACACGTTGGCCTACTACCGTCTAAAAGGCATTGACGGTTTGGCTGGCGGTATTGGTGGGGCTACTACCTCTATACCCCCGCGTTTTGTCCCTGCTCTAGTATCTGGTTTGGCGTACTACATTGCTATGAAAAAACCCGAAGTTTCCGCCCGAGTTGCTCCATTGAAGCAAGAGTATGAAGAGCAGTTCCGCATGGCTGCAGATCAAGATCAAGACCGGTCTACATTACGTATTGTACCGTTTGCGATGGGAGGCATCTAATGCCCGCTTACGCCAGTGGTAAACACGCTTACGGTATATGTGACCGTACGGGATTCCGCTACAAGCTGGACGACCTTGTATTCGAAGTACAGCATGGTGTGAGAACAGGTTTACGTGTAGGTAAAGACGTACTAGACCCTGACCAACCGCAAAACTTTATCGGCAGAGTCAACACCTCTGACCCGCAATCATTACACGACCCCCGCCCTGACGTTAATCCGGGTAGGGGCTTGTTCGGCTGGAACCCTGTTTGGAACTCAGCGCAATATATGGTAGGCTCCGTAGGAAGCGTTACCATTACAACAACCGATGGAGATTGATATGAAGAAATCCTTGCGCCCCAAAGCTCGTCCGGGCAAAGAAAAAATGAAAGACATGATCGAGGCCGCAGAGCAGAGCAAGCGTGACGGCGAAGCCCTCAAGCGGTCTGTTAAGTATCGCGCCAAAGGCGGCAAGATGTCTAAAGAAGCCCCCGGCATGCAAGCTGGCGGTAAACTGAAAATGGTTAAAGGCCCAAAGGGGACAATGGTTCCTGATTACGCTGCTGACGGCGTTGGCAAGATGTCCTACGGTGGCAAGATGGCCTACGGCGGCAAAGCCGAGGTCAAAAAGATGCAAGCTGGTGGTATGTGTCGTGGTATGGGCGCTGCTAAACGTGGCGGCAACTTTAAAATGGGGTAAGTTCTGATGAACTATACTGAGCTGGTCGCAGCAATCAAAGACTACACGCAGAATGAGGAGACGAGCTTCGTCTCTAACATTCCCAATTTCGTTAGGCAGGCGGAAGAGCGGCTTAACCGCTCAATTATGGTGCCTGAGCTGCGGAAAAATGTGACCGGCTCCACCGCCAAAGATAATGTGTACCTAGCCAGACCACAGGATTTCATATCCGTGTTTTCGTTGGCTGTTGTAGACTCGTCTGGGGATTACTCGTTCCTGTTAGATAAGGATGTGAATTTCATACGTGAGGCTTATCCATCTTCTAGTACCGCTGCTCTACCGAAGTATTATGCTCAGTTTGATGGGGATTTTGGCGGCGAGGATGGTAACCTCATACTTGGCCCAACCCCCGATGCAGCCTATGCCGTTGAGCTGCATTATTACTACGATCCACCATCAATCGTTAGTACGGGCACATCTTGGTACGGCGACAACGCCGAATCCGCATTGCTATACGGCGCGTTAATCGAGGCGTACACGTACATGAAGGGTGAGGCGGACCTCATTCAGCTGTACACCACCCGTTACGGCGAGGCTCTTGGTCAGTTGACGGGGGTCCAAATACGTAGCGCGACAGACGAGTATAGAGATGGGAGACTTTGATGCAGGTTGAAATGAATTTTGGCTTCGACGCCTTTAAAATACATACCTCTGACAACGGGGGGCACAGCCCTGATGCTGTAGCGGAAATGTGTGTAGATAAGCTGATGAGTGTGTCTGCTTCCGCCCCGCCCGAGATACGAATGCAAGCAGAAGCGTACAAATCGCGGATGTTGCAAATTATCGCGCATTATATTAAAGTAGCGGTTACGGAAGACCACGCGACAACATGCGTAAAACTACAAGAGGCTGGGTTTCCTGACCTCGCAACCCAACTTAGGAGCCTTTAAATGGCCTTTAATGGTAACTTCATGTGCACGAGCTTTAAGAAAGAGCTTCTTGAGGCCAAGCACAACTTTACTGCCTCATCAGGCAGTGCATTCAAACTTGCTCTGTATACTAACAGCGCAACATTTACTGCGGCAACTACTGCGTACACTACCGGTAATGAAGTAGGTAACTCAGGTTCGTACAGTGCTGGTGGCGGCGCACTTACAAACGTAACACCGACAGCTTCAGGTACTACAGGACTGACAGACTTCGCTAACCTTGACTTCACAAACGCGACCATTACAGCTCGCGGCGCATTAATTTATAATGACACCCTTGCAGGTGACCCAACAGTAGCGGTGCTGGACTTTGGTGCGGATAAAATTTCTACTTCTGGGACATTTACTATCCAGTTCCCAACAGCGGATGCTTCAAACGCTATAATCCGTATAGCTTAAAAATAAAGGTATTGCCCCATGGCTTTGGTTGTTGCTGATCGCGTACAAGAAACTACTAATTCGACGGGGACTGGAGCTTACACTCTAGGGGGCGTAGTGGCGGGTTTCCGGACATTTAGCTCCGTTGCATCCAATACGGACACCGTCTATTACGCGGTCACAGATGAGGTGAACTTCGAGGTTGGTCTTGGAACTTATGCCTCTAGTGGGGGGACTATTACCCGCACGGCGGTGTTCGCATCGTCTAACTCTAATAACGCCGTTAACTGGGGTATTGGAACAAAGAACATTTTTCTTACGTACCCTGCCGATAAGGCCGTAATTGAGGATGCGAGTAACAATGTAACCGTCGGCAACAACCTAATTGTGGGTGGTACGGTCGATGGTGTCGATATTGCCGCACGAGATGGCGTCCTTACATCCACTACAGCAACCGCCGCTGCCGCCCTGCCTAAAGCTGGCGGTGCGATGACAGGAGCAATTACCACTAACAGCACTTTTGATGGGGTAGATGTTGCTAGCAGAGATTCTGTTTTAACTTCTACGACAGCAACCGCCGCCGCCGCGCTACCTAAAGCTGGCGGGACCATGTCCGGTGGTCTTGCTATGGGTGGTTCTAAGGTTACGGGTGCAGGGAACCCTACCGCATCACAAGACCTAACAACTAAAACATATGTAGATAGTATTGCAGCGGCGGGGGTAGTTTATCACGCTCCTGTTAGATTAGCTTCTACCGCCAACCTATCCGCAGCGTATGCTAATGGCAGCTCTGGGGTAGGGGCTACACTTACAAACAACAGTACCCAAGCCGCACTTGTGCTCGATGGCATTGCGGCGGTTAATGGTAATCGTGTTCTTATAGATCAGCAATCTAACGCTGCTCATAATGGGGCGTACACAGTAACCACTATAGGCTCGGGGTCTGCTAATTGGGTACTGACACGCGCAACAGATGCAGATTCCTACGAGAACGTAGGGTCAACCGGATTAGGCCAAGGTTCCGGGTTTTTTGTTTCCGAAGGTAATACAGAGGCAGGCCACCTACGGGTGTGCAGCACAACAGGCACAATTACCTTTGGCACTACAAACATAGTTTTTGCTCTAGCGGCTGACACAACGGTATACAGCGCTGGCACCGGGCTGTCCCTAACGGGTACAACATTTTCCACCGTCCAAAACATAGCCACAAGCGCCACTCCTGTTTTTGCCGGGGCTACGTTTAACGGGACCGTGGATGCAACTACGGTTGAGTTTAACAACCTTTCGGGCACGGGCTCGGTGTCTGTTACAAACATCTTAGACGAGGACAACATGGCGTCCAACAGCGCCACCGCCTTGTCTACACAGCAGTCTATCAAAGCCTACGTTGACGCGCAGGTCGACACTGCTGACACGCTCGCGGAAGTTCTAGCTATTGGTAACACGACTGGATCAACTGATATTGATGTATCTGGCGCTCAGAAGGTTCAATTCCGAGATGCAGCTATATACATTAACTCTAGTGCTGACGGCCAGCTTGATATTGTAGCGGACACTGAGATTCAGATTGCTGCTACTACGATTGATATAAACGGAGCTATCAACGCAAGCGGCGAGATTATTGCGGCTTCTCTCGATATATCTGGAAACATTGACGTTGACGGCACAACCAACCTAGATGTCGTGGACATTGATGGCGCAGTAGATATGGCTACAACTCTTACGGTTGCAGGAAATGTAGACTTCAACGGTGACCTAGACGTAGACG